ATTATGTCTTCCACGGTGTTCTCCCTGACGTAGTCTATCTGGTCCTCTGGGGTAAGCTCGCTAAGAACCTCATCCCCATCCACAAGGTATTCAAAAACAATACTAGCTCTTATAACCTTACTCATAGTTACTTCAGTCATTAGTCTTCCCATTCTGATAGGTCTTCGTGTCCCTTTAGTATAGCAACGGCATACGACATTTTATCTCTGTCGGCTAGGGTGTCAACAACGCCCCACTGGTCTTCGGTTAGCTGGTGATAGGAAAAAGTAAGTAGCATACCACTACCATAGTTTCCATCTTCTGAGATGTATGATTCTGGTCTTAGATTATAGGTCACTTGGGGTCTCTCTTTCTGTGTATGTGTCTATTATACAGGGGGGGTCTGACATTATACAAGAGTCTGGGGTTTTTGTTACCTCTTCGTAATTAACTATATATGACTAAATATATAGTTTATTGACTCATTTGATTTGGGGCGCACCGATCCATGCCCCGAAGGGAATGGGCAGTTTTACTTCATGCCCAGGAAGGAATGCCTTATACCATTACCAACTCTTTGACAGTTTTGAAGATTCTGTTTTTCTCTGCTGTGGTCACAGGGTCAAAGCCAGAAGCAGCAGCTAGGATAGACTCGTTTGTTCCACCCCTAGCTGTGCGATACCAATCCAAACGCTCCGTTAGAGCATTAGCAATGCCCCAAGCAGTTCCTGAAATGGTGTTGTTCTTGTCGCCAACATAGATAGAGTTGATTAGGTCAATCTTGTCCGTATACTTCTTTGCAGAACCCTTGGCATCTTTTTCTGGTGCAGGGTATAGGGCAGAAACAACCTTATCAAATTGAGCCTTGGTTACCTCTTTCTGAATCATGTTCTTAGCCATAACATCAAACTCATCCATGTAAGCATTAGCCAAGCCAAGTGCCTCCCTAGCTTGCTGAACCTTGCCAGAAGCCGTAGCGGTGTGCCTAATCTTGAAGCTTTGCTTGACAGAACCACCTCTGCCACGATTACCCAAAGCTAGGTTTAGGGTGTTAGCACATACAACACGAACAGGCGTGATACTTGCCTGAATTGCTACTGAACCATCATGGCTAGTGTTGATTAGCAAATAAGTGTTTACCTTATCGCCTACACCATTGGGGTCAAGAACTGTTTCACGCTCTAGGGCTAGTGAACCAAATACCTGCCTACCGCTTTTTATGGAACCTGCTGTTTCCCAACGACCACCGCCATCTAGCATTAGGTCACCAAAGTCAAACAAATTCTCGTTTTGCAACGGAACATAACGCTCCCCAACAACACCCAGAACATCATTCTGAGAATTATCAAAAGGGTTAGTCCTAGTCACAAATGAATAGCCCTTGTCACTTGCAAAGCCATCAGGAATTGCTACATCCTCCAAGCGGACATTCCAGTCTGAAAGGTGGGCTAGGTCTAGCATTTCCTTGGTGGTAACTTCCTTGTCAAAGACAGTGCCCAGTCCATGCCAAGCTGGCTGGCGTAGTGAGGCAAAAGCTGTCTGTCCGTTTACTGATTCTAAATCGTGCATGTTATCTCTTTCTATTGGGGTTATCTAATAGTCTAAGTATACATGGGGGGTCAGACATTATCAAGACCCTTCGTAAACTAATTACTCATTTTAGATAACAGTTCGATAACGAGCGGGCGCCCCAGATCCAGGCATAAGTAAACCCCCTAGCCAGAAAGGATAAGAAACGGGCTAAGGGGCTACTCGCAGATAGTTCCTAAGAATTTCTCTGCTTGTGGTTTCTTCTGCCACCACCAAACTCTATCTAGTTTCCGTTACATCTACTAGCAAGTATCTATTCCCGAATTATTGCATTAGGGTCGAGAGCAGTTTACCTAGACATACTCAGGTCATTTTCCCTAAACCTTTGCAGGTTTATAGGAACTCTATCAACGCCCCATAGGTTGAGCCAGATACTTCCTCTTGGGTAGTCATTCGCAATACCTTGAGGTTTTTCTCTAGCATCTCTTTTGGAGAGTAGTAGTCACGTCCATACCAAGTTCTGCGGTTAGGCTCTTGTGGCTGTTGTGGCATCTCAGGCAATCCAGCTACCGCACTTGGCTTGAACTCAATCTGAATACGATTATCTCCATAGGTAACAACACGAATTGGAGCGTCATACTCATAGCTAATGGTATCTTTATTCAACATAACTTTGCTAATTGCAACAGCTAGGTCTATGCGATACTTTTCTTTTGCTACTTCATACTCTTTCAAGTCATCTGCATAGCTTTCAACTGATGCGTCAATGCTTGCAATCTTTGCTTCAATTTCTGCGATTAGGAGAGCTGTTGGAATCTTTACTGAAATTGCTCTAGCCATTTGAAATCCTACTTTCATTTGTTGTTTATCTAATTATTATACAGAGGGGGTATGACATTTTATGGGGTGGTGGCAATAGTCGTATAAGGACTCTATCTTATTGCTCTTATGTAGTCCTACACCACCCCTATGTTTAGTTATTTTATTGGGGAAGATAGCGAAAGGATAATAACTCTATCCCCCCAAGTCTAATGATACTACTTTACAGTAGTCCAACGCTCTTGTCCAGCAACATCTAGACGAACTCGGCTTGTGCCATTTGCGTTCTTGATGATTTCCTGAACAACGCCTGTAACGCCAGACTTTGCGGTGGTGAACTGTGAGCCAACAGTAATTTCGGTCATTTGCTTCCGTTCCGCCCCAGAGGGACTATTTTGGTTCTTACCAACGATTTGTTGATAGTCAATTATCTCACGAAACAGGGTCTTTGTCAATAGCATTTGTGTAACAAAATGATAACAACTTTGTCTATGACTTGCCGTGTATTTGCTTGATGTATCTATTATGAGGCATAGAGGGTGCTTTGTCTATCGTAAACACCTATAAACTTTCCACGATTTTTTTGTAAGTATCGTAAATTGACAACGGGGTCTCGGCGGGCGCACCTTTTATGTGGCCAGTTTTACGTCATGGCCAGGACGTCAGTACCCCTACTGAAATTTATTGGGAGGAGCCCCTCTTCACTATCCAGATAATTGCCTGAGTAGTTCTTGGGGTTAGACCGTGCTTGTCCGCTATAATTCTCACTGCCTCGCTCATTGCGTGGTATTCGGTTTGGTTAGGTCCAGACTTTTCACTGCCAACTGCCTTCATCATCCAGACGTCAATAACAACTGCCTGCTGGTCGCCTGCAATAGCCTTAGCGAATGCATTAGTCTTTAGCCCCTTTAGGGCTTTGAATCCGTCAGTGATAGAGTTCTCAGCCATACGAATGTTATTCTTTAGGCACCTAACCTCTTGCCCTAGTGAGAATGCTATAGCCCTAGCAACGTTGATGGACCAACGCTCACGAGGGGAGAACGATGAGACAACACTAGCCCCAACCTCGAGGGTAGTTCCAAGATTGATTGCAACCTTTTCAGCAATACGCTCAGCGTCAACATACCAAATAGCTGCCTGCTCAACCTGCCCCAGGGTAGCCTTGTTTAGTAGTTCCTCATAGTTCTTGATGTAAGTCTCTAACATTTATTATCCTTTTCTGATTACTAATACTATAGCACTGGGCACAGACATTTTGGGGCCTTTTTTCTAATCTTCTTAAACTTGTTATGGATCTGTTACCTGGGGCGCCCCCCGAAGGGGTGGATTACTCCAGCCCCTCCTCATCAAGCTCAACCCAAGCGTCTAGGTGGTGTTGCTCAACAATAGCGTCCGCAGGTGCAAAGGTGCTTCCTCGATAGAATACGCCTTCTGGCATTCGAATCATCTTTAGATAGTCACCTTCAAGGAAAGCGTCAATAGCCTCAAGGCAGGGGTCAATCATTGAACTTGGAACTGGGGGGTAGTGATTAGACCTCAAGTGCCAGCCAATAGCTGAACGAATGTCTAGCATTTCTGCCATCTCCACTGCTTGCATTGCTCCCATTAGCTTACCTCCACCCATTCCATTGCAGTTCGCAATAGGTTGTCATAGTCACCAGACATACTATCTGATACATACTGGCTTACTTCTTCTCCACTTGCTCCCGCTTTTTTGAGGGCAGACTTCACTGCTCCCATTATAGCGAACGCATTTCCGTCATTGCCTGTTAGCTGAACTGCTACATCATACTTTGGCATTATACAACTTCCATTTCTTTTTTGTTTGCGACATCATAGATAGCCTTTTGGCTAAATGTTTTTCCAAGCAATAGGGCATTGGTCAAGTCCGATAGTCGAACTGTTTTATCAACCCATAGTTTTCCGTCTGAGTCTGTCCACGCTCCAAAAGTTTCTCCAACTGCTATCAAGCCCAATTCCGTTTCTTCAACGGCAACCCAATAGCCAGTAGTGGCAACAATAGGGGTAAAGCCAGCTTCAGTTTTTAGATAAGTTCCGTCTTTCATTTTACCAACTTTCTTGCGGAGGGGTGTTGAACTCTAATAGCATAGCACCTGCCACAGACATTTATGGTTTTGTATCCGTATAGGTTTTCTGGTCTAATTAGTCTTTGACAGTCTGAGCAGTTATAAGTCATTGGGTTATCCTTTCGATTATAAAATAATCATACATCAGGGGTCAGACATTTTACCTAGAACTCTATGTCATATTTCAAGAGCACCCTATCAAAAGCATCATCAAGTTTCTGAAGATCCGCCATCAACGCATCACGCTGTTCTCGGTCCATTTCTTTCACTTCACTCATTGGAAGTGACATTTCCCAAAATTCTTTTCTCATTTTGAACCTTTCTGATTGTTTTCTACCATACCATTTTCACCCTAACCACACTACCTTTTTCACAGGAATTCAAAAGGGTCCCTATCCTGAAAGATTTCTTCCAAGTCTGCAAAAGTATACTGCTCTGGGTTAGCATAGTAGTCTGCTAGGTTTTCTTTTATCTCTATCGCTTGCTCATCCATCAGTTTATCTCCTCTAGGGTAAAGTCATACTCATCGCCACCTGCGAGAGCGTGTTCAAACTCATTTTGATTACTAAAATAAAAGAAGATACCGTCATCATTCTCACCCTCAGTCCACTCGGCATCAATAGCGACGGTAGCTAGGGAACCCTCTCCTGGAGTATCTTTCCATTCAACCAATACCCTCTTGTATTCAGTCATCATTTCTACTTTCTCTAATAGCCTTATGATTCATAGACTGCTTGGTGCCTTTGTATTTTTTAGGGGTAACTACATTGTGCTTACCTGCTTTTAGCATAGAGGTAAACAACGCTTGGCTTTCAACCTTGCGTCTTGCCTCGTTGTATCTTCCTAATTTGCTCATAGTAAAACTATAGCACAGGGGTCAGACATTTTGTAGGATAAAATTCTGGGATTTCATAAACACTATCGTAAATTATTCTAACTGTCTGATCTGGGGCGGGCGCCCCCCATTCCCCCAACGGAATAGAAAGGATAAAAATCATTCCGCTGGGGGCCTAGAGTCTAGTCGCTTGGATTAGGGTTTTCAGCCCTAGACTAGAAAACTAAAATGGTGCAGTAAAAGTTTCTGGCTTTTTCTGGGTAGCCAAGTAGGTGACGGCATACTGAGAAATCATTCCCAATACAAACATAGATAGCCCTAAGACTATGACAGCAATTTCAATCATTACTTACCTTCTTCCGTTATGAATAGCTTAGCAGGGGTATCGGACAGCATTAGGTCTATCTTGAAGACTAGTTCTTCTAATTCTAGTGTGGACATTTTAGACATACTCGTTATACTCCTCTGGAAATTCTTCACCAAGATAAGTCTTGGCTTCACCAATAGGCATTAGCCCTTTATAGTCATTACACTCAAAGCATACAACATCATTGACAATGCTTAGGCAAAACACGCAGAGAAACTCACTCACTCAAATCCTCTCTTTCGTCTATAATCTTGGCAATTCTGATTGCTGTTTCTAAATCTATGTTTGGCATTAGGTAACCCAACATAGTTGAGTGAGGGTATGGAACTTTATACTTTAGAACTTTTAGTGCAGACTCTAGCAGGTCATACGCTTGAGAATCAAACTTCATTTTTGTATCCTTTCTGATTAGTTCTAATCTAGCATAGGGGTCAGACATTTATTCGCTGATTGCCCATCTTGTTATCATTCCGTTATCAAACCATTTCTGGACAAGGGCAAGGTATCCTGAACGCTGTGCCTCAGTAGCCAAAATTGTGGTAGTAGTATTGTCGGAGTGGTGAACGAAAATCTGATACATCTTTGCCTCTTTCTGTTATAGGTATAACCTATCACACCCTACGGACATTTTGATGATTTCCTGATAACAAAATTATAACGAAAAAAGTCCCCGATTTTGAATTTCGTATCGTAAATTATTATCCATATCTGGATCTGGAGGCGGGCGCCCCATTTTGCCCTGGGTGTCAAGTCGACACGCCGAGGGTTATGAGTTATTTTCTTTCCACTTTTCTAGGCGGTATGCCTGAACCAAAACCCAAGTGACGCTACCTGCCATCCAAAGAACTGTTATCCAAGAGCGGAGAGTATCCATTAGTTATTATCCTTTACTAGTTGTTGTTCCAATTCTACTATGGAACCAATAGCGTTGTCAAATTCATCCCAAGTTTCAAATGTAAGTGTTATCATTCTGTTACCATCCTCTCGTTGAGCCAAGAGCGTTAGCCATTACCATTAGCCCGTTGATGTATTTCATTTCTTTATCGCTAGGGCTATCACCTACTGATAAAAGCATTGTCTCAATTTCAACCTCTATCTCTGATAGTGAGAGGGTATCCAATTCTTTGAACCTGTTCATTATTATCCTTTACTGTTTATACTATTATACTAACACGAGGGTCAGACACTTTAGATAGTGTCGTTACCTGTAACCATTACAATGGTGTAACCCATTGCTTCTAGTTTCTCGATTTGAGAATCAACGGTGTTAGGCATTGCACCAAACCATACCATTGAATCGTTATCTTTTGAGACGAAAATCTTTTTCATTTCTTTTATCCTTTCTTTGTTTATACTATTAGTATGGCATAGGGGTCAGACATTTTAGGGTGCGACACGCCGTATTTGTGCCTATTTTTTTTCATTGTTACCAATTCGTTATGCGGGCGCCCCATTTTGGGGGCGTTGTCAAGCGACACGCCGTCTGGCATCTGATTTATTTGCTAGGCTCATTCGAACAACTGTTCGACTTATTTGCTAGGCTCATTCAGATAGCCAGAAACCTTTACTTACTGATTAGTGACAATTTGGCAAGGGCGTCAAGCGGGTTGCCCATCATTTCATTGAACGCTTTACGGCTACTGTGAACTGCTAGCGTGTGGCTAGCCTCCCATTGCTTGCGGTCAAGGTAGTAAGACAGGCTAGCTGTCTGGGTAAATCCACAGCCCTTGCAGGTGGTCTTGCGATACATTTTGGTCATTGATTATCCTTTTCTGATTATGTTATTACTCTACATCAGGGGTCAGACATTATAGGGTCTGACACGCCGTTAGAAGATAACGGATTGATAACGGTTATGCACCGATTGAAATGATGTTTCCGTCGTCGTGTGTCATTGTGAAACTCTTGATTTCTTTTGCCCAATAAGCCTTGGTATAGAATCCGACAACGTGAGCCTTGTGCTCAGGTGAATAGCCATAGTTAGTTGTTGTTCCATCTAGGTTGATTACTGCTACGTTCATTTGACATCCTTTGTTTGATAGTTATACTCTAGGGCATACCACGGACATTTTGGGCACATTCTGCGGTATGTTATCAAACTGTTACAAATGGATCTGGAGTAGACAAACACTAACTAATTTGGTATAATTGACCTATGCTAATTATCGTTACCCAAAACAATGGTGAATACCAAAATGCTGTTTTTGATTTGTCACACAAAGAAAATGTAGAAAAGCATTATCAAGCATTAGTCGATAAGAAATCTATAAAATCTTTCGAGGTAGTTATCCCAAGTTAGGACACCCACCAGGGGCATCAAATATTCTCAAACAGGCATACCCACTACCCCCTTGCATCTAATCAAAACAGGTGCACCCACTACCCCTAGCCAAGATCTCTGGATCTGATCAGGTCATATGCCTTCAAGAGAATTTGTCATACGTGCTCACTAAGATTTTGCTGTTTATCTATACGAGCGTGTATCATACACATAAACAAATTATTCAGATTTATGCTAATATGGTTTTATGACTAAAAAATACAAAGAAACTTTAAAAATCCTGGGTACATCTCTAATTATATGTTTAATCATAGCCATAGTGGCATAAAAATATTTTTTCAGATTTGTCAATAGCTAATATGTAACATTTTGGTAACAATTATGTAACAAAATGGTAACAAATCACCAATTACCAACAGGACAGGATGCTTGTTTCAAAGTAGACTTTAACCTCATGAAGCAGCCACACTTCTTACACTTAGCTAGTCTCTTATTGAAAAATGGACATGTATTGCATATATTGAGACGGTATTCAATTAAATCTCTATCTGATCGCTCTTGCCTAGGATCAAATAGATCAGAAAACTCAACATCTCCATTGTCTTTCATAATTATACAAGTATAACAGATCGATGTCAAGTATAATAGAGATATGCTTTTTAATAACCTATCTGGTAAAATATATGTCTCCATAGCCTCTCTAATGGATCTGGAGCTAGAACCAACCATAAAAGACCTTATATCAAAGTCAAAACAACCAGAGTCATTGTTCATATCAGTCTATTCTCAAGACGATAACCATCCTGATCTCGAAACAATATTCGAAGAATATGGAGTATCTTATAAATATAACAAGGTTCATCATTCTTTAGCTCGTGGAGTAGGACATGCTAGACATATAACACAGAAATACTTAACAAGAATATAGATATTTGCTACAGGTAGACAGCCATATGCGTTTCGTACAAAATTGGGACAAAAAGCTTATTCAAGACTATGAAAAATATGTCGGGGAATACGGAGATCTAATCTTGAGCACATATCCTCCAGCATATGAATTAGACGAAAACCTAAATGAAACATATATAGACAATGACGGAATAGCTCCCATAGTTGCACTAGTAAAAGACGAAGAACTTCCTTTTGAGGCAAAGTATATAGATAGATCAGAATCCGTCTATGGGGATGAGACTGGCTATTTTTGTGCAGGATTCGCTTTCGGCTATTCAAAATACTTCTCCCAGGTCCCCCCAGATTTAAAAATATACTTTTGGGGAGAAGAACACACCACTTCTATTAGGTTTTTTAAAGAAAATATTAAAATTGTGGCCCCTGGCAGGATATATTGCTACCACGACTACGATGGCAATAGAAGAAAAAGGCATTGGGAGCTTGCAGAAGCTTCAATTACTAAAGAGCTTGAATCAAAGATACTAGTTCGAAGAATTTTAGCTGGAGATGTGCCATCAATCCTTCATAAAGACATCATAAAAGAGTTTATGCGTATATATGTTACATAATCGTTATACAATTGTTATCATTTTGTTATAAAGTTTATAATATAATTCGCCATGTCATCAGATATTGGACATATTGTTTGTCCATGTTATAGGGGAATGGGCGTTAGAACCTCTATTTCGCGCGAATCTCTATCGCGAAACTTAAAAACTTTTTTCGAATATAAGCCCTGGAACTTGAAAAAACAAATTATAATTATACATATGGTGTTTACAGAATGGCTTCAGACTTATGTCCCTATTACCCTTGGAATTTTATCAATACTGGGTATTATTTTGGGGTTCATTGCTCAAGTGACAAAGAAGTTTCAAAAGCTTATCAAAGATGAAGTCACAGAGATGGCAAAAGAATTTAAACCAAATGGCGGTGGGTCAATTAAAGATCAGGTAACGAGATTGGAAAAGAGTCAGATCCAATTAGAAAAAAAAGTTGACACTATAATTAATTTTATTATAAACAATAAAGAGTAGTTATTGTTTATATTTATCTATTATGTATAATATATATATATTAAATATATATAAAGATATATATAAGTAAATTCAATAAACTATATAATAGTTAATAAGAATTAATATATATAATAACAATCAACCCTTTTAGATACTATCAGACTTTGATGCCTTGTCAAGTCTTTTTTTGATAACGATTCTGTAACAATAAATGTTATATATAAAATAAATGAAGAATATTCTATGTATTGATTACTTTAAAGTATATTATTCTGATGCATCACAGTTTTATGATATAATCTTTATGGCTAGCGTTCAGTCACGTCTCTCATACCCACCGCGCTGAGCGCTAGTCTTTTAATTTTTGATGGTATAATTAGGTTACTATGAGTTCTTGCACACCACAGGATGTTTTTGGATCTGACCCCGCACATGTTAAATGGCAAGTCGTTAGAGGCGACACGTCATCCTTACGTGTTGAATTCTTAGAAAATGATGAAGTTACTCCATTTGATATTTCTGCTTGGACATTTAGGGCTACCGCATATGACCCAGTAGAGGATGTCCTGGACCCACTTGCTGTTACCAAAGGCAATGGGTACGTCGATGTAGTTGCAGCAGCAATAACCACAGAAAGCTGGGGAAACAACTTCAGAACTTTTGTAAATGAATTGCAATTTGACATAGAGGCAACACTAGTTGACGGAACAAGGTGGACGCCAGTAATAGGAACAATAGTTGTTTTGGGAGACGTAAGCAGGAGTATCTTATAATGGGGAGAATAGTAATATCATCATTAAAGCCTCAACTGCCACCAGTCGTAAAGATACAAAGCACAACCTATAGATTTAAAAACTAGTTCCGTGCTATAATAAATGCGGAGGATACATGGCTTTTCCAGGTACATATAATTTTAACTATTACAAGGCAGACACCTATGAATTTCGGGTATACCCCAAAGATTCTAGTGGAGCCTCATTCGACCTAACTGGTTTTACACCAGCATTTACTATATCGACTTCTAGAGGTGCCACTGGTGTTTCTAATCAAGTTCAGGCGTTAGCAACAGTTCCTGCAGGGCAAGACTATGTTCTTTGCGTCGTCAGGCCAGCAGACGGGGCACAGTTGACATCTGGAACTAGCTACGTTTATGATGTCGAAATTACCAAGTCTGGCGTTTCCTATCCCTTTACGTATACATTAATTACAGGAAATATCTCGGTAACTGATCAGGTAACAGGAGCAGTATAATGGCAGAGGTCGTACTATCAACAGACGACTTGACAGTTCTTGGTGGCCCAGTGACTAGGAATGTTGAAATCAACATCGGCGCAGAAGGTGTTCGAGGTAGTAGAATCTTTATCGGAAACGGTAATCCAAATAGTTTTACCTTCAATCAAGAAGTAATTGTTTTTGACTTGTACATAAATCTACTACCGTCCGACACAGAGTACTTATACCTTTATCAATACGTAGTGCAAGACGGTGTTGCTCAGTGGATCAGAATACTGAGACTTGTGCCAAATACATTTTTGACTACGGTTCTGGAGCAGTCTTTTGTAGGTGGAGTTGCGAACTACTTTTTGCCAATCATAAACGTTGTCCCACTAACTGAGGTTGGAAACATAACTGAACAAAACTTTAACGTTCAGTATACTATTCTTAATGACAAGCCAACCTCATCTTCCCTGACAGTGGGAAATCTAACTTTTGCAAGTGGAATTGCCGTATTACCAATTACATTGAATGCCGTAGAGTTTGACGTTCCAACCTCTACCTGGTCACCGATTACTGATAATAAAGCAATTCAAATGCTTGTAACAATAGCGTAGGAGCTGATTATGGACGCATTGTCTGAGCTAAGTGGCCCCACTTCAGTAGTAGTAGAATCTGACATTGGGCAGCCAGGAAGACGTTCTAGCACAATTTTTCTTTCTAAAGGTAGCCCGAATATCCCTGGGAATCTTCAGGGTATAGATTTACCACTAGAGTATGACCTTGGAATTGACATAGATCCTGAATCTGCATCATACCTATTTTTACATTATTATGAAAAAATTACTATAGATCCTATTCTAGGAATAGAGCAATTAGTATGGGTTCCAAAGTTAAGACTAATTCCAAACTCTATCAGTAAGAATGAGGATACAACCTTTACTAATGGTGTTGCAATAATAAATTTGCAGCTACCAATACCTCCAGGATTCCAGGGGGACATACAGGATAGTCTTTTTATTCAGCATAATGTTGCAAACAGAATTAGCGAAAGCACAAGTGTCCAAGATCCTATATCATCATTTTTTGCAGTGACCGCACTTTCGATATCAGGTGGAGCAGCAAACATGCAACTAACAATATCAGCAATGCAGTACTCGTCTGACATTTGGATACCACTGCAAGGCCAAAAAACAGTACATTTAGTGATTACTGTGGTATAATTTTAAATGGTGATAACATATGGCAGCTGAAAATATTGGAGCATTATATAATACCAAAATTCCTGGTTTAGACGATGCTGCTGACATTCAAGAAGCTCTCAGGCTTTATCACTATGGCTCATTGTCATACGATACAGCCAATACTGACAATTCAGTAATACAGAATCCATCGGTTGCATACCACTTGAAAAATTTACAGGATCAAGTAGATGTCCTGGACATAAAGCGTACTGCAGGAGACTATCTTCCAACTCGGCCAAGCAATGTCGCAGACGGATATTTATGGGTAGACTCAGATTCTCAGGGACCAGCTTCTGCAAGTATTCCTGCAACTGCAAGCTACTCTGCTACCGCACCAACCACAAATCTTGTTAACGGCCTAGTATGGGTCGATAGTTCTTCTTTGTTGAAGACAGCATATGTTTGGGAGTCTGCTACCTCATCATGGGTAGAGTTTAGCCAATATGGCTTTGATCCAGTTCTAACCACAAAAGGTGATATCCTAGTGGTAGACGATTCTGGAGACCTGCAACGGCTGCCAGCAGGACAAGATGACTATGTGCTTACTGCAGATAGCATATCTGATGTCGGTGTGTCTTGGAGGATTCAAGACCCAAAGGCACAGCTGGAAGTTTTTACATATATGAAAGTCTATTAGAAGGGAATGGCGAATAATTGACAGCGCAACCAGCACTATTTTATCGTGGAGCAGTCCCGACTACCCTTTCTACAGTTTATAACGTTCCCTCTTCAACAGAGATAGTTGTTACAAGCATAATTCTTGCCAATGCTTCTGGAGGTCCCGCAAATACAACAATACGTTTGGGCGGTATTGAAATTATAAAAGACGGAATAATCACAGCAGGAGATTCAATACATTTTGACATTAGGCAGGTATTACTAGCTGCAGATGCGATAGAAGCTGCATCAGACGTAGCTGGTATTACGCTTCATGTTAGCGGTGTGGAGGTTGCCTAATGGCAACAATCGATAACTCTGGCAAATTAGCCTATATGTACGACGATGCCACAGATACTTGGCACGTTGTAGCTGGAACAGCTAATACTGCAATTTCCTATAATTGGACAGGAACTAACGATTTTTCTGGTCCAGTTACAGTCGAAGATGTTTTTGTTTCAAAGGCTGGGCTTAATAATTTTCAAACCACAGCGATTAGGGATGCAGTTATAACCTCCCCAGCTAACGGCACAGTCTGTTTTGTTAGACAGGATAATGTTGGAAATCCTTTAAATCAGATACAATACTTTAACAATGGTAGTTGGCGAACGGCTAGGGATAATCATAGTTTTATCGTAAAGAGTACAAACTATAACGTTTCATCGGAAGATGCTGGCAAGACAATTCTGATGAGCGAATCCACAGCAAACACGGTAACAGCTCCAAGTGATCCAACATCTAACTTTACCCCAGGACAGTCTGTCAAGTTTGTCCAGTACGGAGCGGGAAAGACAAGCGTAGCATCTGAATATGGAGTAATTATAAATAGCAAAGATACTTTCAGATCGATATCTAAGCGATATGGCTTAATAGAATTAATTTATGTATCTGAAAATAATTGGCTATTAGTGGGAGACCTTGCTGAATAGTCGTCGATTGCTTAAAAAGCTACCTGCATGATTACTCAAGAAATACAGACACCTTGATTATAAAGACATCTCAAGTATGATATAATTTCCTTATGGCAACTCTTAGATCTTCTGGTAGCTCATATAGCGTAGGGAATACCCCTCCAACAATAACCTGGACAGTCGTTAAAGGTGACACATCGTCTTTTAGAACTACCGTCACTAATGACGCTGGCGAGCCAGTATATATCCCAGAGTGGGACATAGAGATTAAAATAAAAAGGCCAAATGTATCCAGAGATCCCATCGAAATAACTGACGCCGCCACTACAATACTTACACTTTCACCCGCAGCAACCCTAGACGACTTGGACGGACAGTTTACGGTTTCTCTAACGTCAGCCGAGTCAAATCAGTTGGCAGCTGGAGATATTTTTGACATACAGATGTCAAACTCAAATAGTAACGAGGTCTGGACCATAGCACAGGGAAGCATGATAATTCTTGAAGATGTGACAGATTAATGCCAATTCAAATACAAAATCTTTCGAAGATTAACGTATCTGCTAGGTCAATTGTTCCGTTTATAGCTACATTTAAAAATATTCAATTTACCCCCTATGGAGCTGCCAACCCCGCACCAATTGGAATAAGGGTAATCGGCACAAATAATTATATAGTGTAACAGAATAAGCAAAAAAAATAAGCTATAATGTTATTATGGCCAGAACTACTATTTCTACAATAAAGTCCTATTTTGAATCAGGAGATAGGCCAAGTCAGCAAAACTATATAGACTTGATCGACACACTTTCTGCCCAAGCTTTGGAGCTTGGAACATCTGGCAATAACGAAAACACTATTAATGACATAGAGAATGAATCAGTTTTAGATTCATTTGAGATGTCTGAGTGGAGACTCGTAAAATATATAATTTCTATTTCTAAAACATCCAACGACAACAATAAGTTTTACGCTACCGAATTGAGTATTCTTGTTGACGAAAATGACTTGAGTGTTAGCGAATATGGAACAATAGATAATGATGGGGATATGGGAACCATTAGCATCTCTCAGTCTGGTACTACAGCCTCTTTGGTTTATACCCCAGACATTTCTATCGTACCAGTAACGGCAAGATATGCCCGAATTGGTCTAAAGGCATAAGGAAACTATCATGGCAACAGTTGTAAAAAACTTTAAGGTCAAAAACGGTATCGTTATTGAGGGAACTACTGGTACACTCAATGGAAGTAACATTCTTACTGAAGATTCCGCTCAGAATATAAGCAACAAAACTCTTGGCTCGACTTTAGACGCAAACAATAATCTAATTACAAATCTATCTGCACCAGAGTCAAACACAGATGCTGCTACAAAACTATACTCAGATACAGCTTCAACTTCAGCCGCAGAAACTGCAGTCTCTGAGGCAGAGTCCTACACAGATAGCCTCATAGGTGATGAAACCGTTGACGGTTCAAGCGGAAATACTGTTACAGACAGGATTGGCTCTGCAGTTTCAGCATTGGTCAGTTCTTCACCAGAAGCTCTAGATACCCTAAACGAGCTAGCAGCAGCCCTAGGGGATGACCCAAACTTTGCAAGCACAGTATCTACATCTCTTGGAACAAAAGTTGGTAAAGCAGGAGATACGATGACTGGAGACCTGACACTAGCCCAGGATCCAACGTCCAACCTACACGCTGCAACTAAGCAGTATGTAGACGCTGCCGAGACAGACGCAAAGGCTTACACGGACACTCGTGAGACAGCAATTACAACTGCTTATCAGAACTATGCTGACGCTGCCGAGGGATATGCAATTTCTACTGCAGCTGCAGACGCAACTTATAAGGCTAACACAGCCGAGTCAAATGCAGTTGCTACGGCTTCCTCCGATGCAACCAGCAAAGCCAATACTGCAGAGTCCAACGCAAACACCTACACAGATACAGCAGTATCTGGAATAAACTCCGCAGTTAACGAACTTGACACTGACGACATCGCAGAGGGATCAAATCTTTACTTTACTGCCGCCCGTGCAGTTGCTGCACTAGAGGCAATAGTCCCCAACTTTACTGAGATCGATGTTAACTCTGTTGCTACTCAGGTAGCAGCTATTTCTACAGCAGCCACAGCAGGCCAGGCAGTAGCCTATTTCTTCAATAGCACAACCTACAGATCTGCTAAGTTTATCGTAAAGGTTGCTTACGGAACACACACAGAGGTCTCTGAGGTGCTACTGACCTTGGATGCCACGAACAACATTGCTATTACTGAATACGCAATCGTTGGAACAAACGGCGCTGCATCTACAATCTCCGCTGGGATGAGCGGTGAACTCGTTCAGTTACTTGTCACGACAACAAATGACGCTTCTACGATTACAACAATGGGAACACTCTTAGTATAAGGATACAATGACTACACAAAGCAAAGATTTTAGGGTCAAGAATGGACTCACAGTTGCAGATGGCGGTACCTTTGGAGGTACCGTACAGGCTGCAACACCAGTCAATGAAGAAGATCTTACAACGAAAGCCTACGTAGACTCTAAGACCCTGTCATCATTATACGATACTTTGATATCTACTCCTACAAACAATGATATACTGTTATATGATGGCAATAATTGGGTTAATTCTCAAAATCTAGCAAAAGATACTATGCCAGATATTATGATGATGATGGGAGCTTAATTTGACTTACAAGATTTTGGGTCAGGTTGCACCCAGTAATACTGATAATGCTGACCTATATACTGTTCCTTCCGCAAAGTCCGCAGTAATATCGACACTTTTAGCATCAAACACTTCCAGTTCTCCAGCCAGCTGTAGGATTTATGTTCGTAAAAATGCCGAAACGGCATCGAAAAATAATGCTATAATTTATGATGGAGTAATTGAGTCTAACGACTTTAAAGCAATTACTATTGGAATTACAATGGCAGATGGAGACGTATTAACAGTACAATCTGGGACTCAGAACTCTATGACCTTCCAGGCATTTGGAAGTGAGGTGGGATAATGGCAATTAGCAGTTTTAAAGGGGCATCTGCAGCAAGCGGTGTCGGCGGCTCAAATGACTTCACGCTTTCAGTTGGCGTAACTGGCAACACTACTTATGTTTTAGACCGCGTTTACACATCTGGTCGGTACACCCTTGTTTTTGCTAACAGCGACACTACTTATGACATCTACGCTATTGCCGAAGATGGCACTTACGCTGGATATACCAATGGCGCAGTGCTGGAGATCTCCGCAAACTTTACCGAGATTGTTGTTCTCGGTGCAGCAAGCAGCGAGACCATTATCTTCAGCTACGAAGGAACACTCACTGCACCATCCGGAGCTGGCGATGTTGCCACAGCTGGCGCATTTGTTTCTGGCGTTGTAACCAGTTCACTCCCAGGAATTAATGACACCACTGTTGTAAACGGTGGAAACTTTGCTGCCAATGTTGTTGTTAGCTTTATAGACCAGAGCGATGCAGAAACGCTGGCAAAGAACGTTGTCCGGTCTTCAAGTACTCAACTTGTTGTAACTAGGCCAGACGCTTTTAGCCCTGACAATTCTCCATACACAGTAAAAGTTGTAAACCCAGGAATCCCAGTACCTTCAGGCTCAAATGCTTACCTGCTGGTTGACTCTGTGACCGCTGGAACTAACCCTGCTTGGCAGACTACTGGGGACCTTTTCTACAACATCGGTGCAGCTACAAGTATTACGCTTCTTGCAACCGACAGCGAAGGTACAGACATTGACTACTCGGTAGTCTCTGGAACCTTGCCAGCAGGACTGACTTTGGTTGAGGAGACTGGCGTAATCAGCGGAACCTTCTCAGGCTCGGCAACTGAAGGTGACACGAACTCCGTAACCTTCAAGGCAATCGACACTGGCGGAAACTTTTTGAACAAGGCGTTTAACTTTGTTGCTAACTATGAGCCTGTTTGGAGCACTGCAGCAGGAGCTCTTGACCCAGAACCTGTCATGGACCAGCATTACAGTTTTCAGCTAGTTGCCTCAACTGGCCCAGCTGGCGGAACGTTAGTTTATACTTTACAGGCTGGCTCTTTGAGCACGGGGCTAACGCTTAGCAATTCTGGAGAAATTAGCGGCATAACCACAGACGCCGCAGGTACGGTTGCTACTTTTACAATTAGGGTTACTGATACTGCAGGGCTTTCTACCGACAGGGAGTTTACTAGTACTACTGTAGTACCTCTTTCAGCGATAGGCGGCACTGTAACTACCATTTCAGGGTACAAAGTACACACCTTCACATCCTCTGGAACTTTTGAAGTTACAGCAGGGGCTGGCTTAGTTGAATACATCGTTATAGCAGGTGGCGGCGGTACAGCTCGGGCTGGAAACCAGCAGAGTGCTTGGGGTGCTGGCGGTGGCGGTGCTGGTGGTTATAGGTCGTCTGTCGTTGGTGAATTATCTGGTGCTGGCGCAAGCGCCGAGTCAGCCAAGGAAGTAGAAGTCGGAAGTTACACTGTTACGGTTGGAGCAGGCGGGGTTGGCGGCAGTAATTCTAACGGGAGCAATTCCGTTTTTTCTAACATTACATCACTAGGTGGGTCACGCTCCTCAAACTATAGAACCGGAACTGGTGGCTCTGGAAACGGCGGTATGTTAAACGCAACGACTGGCGGAAGCGGAACTGCTGGACAAGGACTAAACGGCGGCAATGCAGGTCCAGGGGTAGCTGGAAGTGGAGCGCAATACAAAGGTTCTGGCGGTGGCGGTGGCGGTGCTGCTGGTAGCGGCGGGAATGGAGTTCAGAACGGAGCTGGCGGAACGAGAGGCAGCGGCAGAGCTTCTTCTGTTACTGGAAGCTCAGTAACAAGAGCAACAGGTGGAGAAGGTGGAGCCAACAATGTTAACAATAGTGGCGTAAATGGCGGTGCGAACACTGGCGATGGAGCAGACGGCGGCGGTGCAACGCTTTACGGCACCGCATCAAGCACCCAAAATGGCGGTTCAGGTATTGTGATTGTGAGGTATGCGGTATAATGGCTCATTTTGCAGAAATTGACAACGACAATGTTGTTCTTAGAGTTCTAGTAGTTTCCAACGAAGAAGAATCAAGAGGTCAGGATTTTCTGGCTAACGATTTGGGTCTTGGGGGTAAATGGATTCAAACTAGTTATAGCAACAGCTTTAGATTTAGGTTCGCTGGTATTGGTTCAATTTATCTTGAAGCAGAGGATTTATTTGTACCACCTAAACCATTTTTATCGTGGGTTTTGAATCAAGAAACTTGGGACTGGGAAAGCCCAGCGCCGTATCCTGATGACGAAAAAATGTACACTTGGAACGAGCCAACCCTTAGCTGGGTAGAAATAACAGGAGAATAAAAATGCCAGTAACATCAACAGGCGTAACAGTAGGCACTTCAATAACCGCAGTGTCAGGCCCATTCATTTCTAGCAAGGTCGGTGCATAATGCTAAAGCTTTATAACACAGTAATGAAAACTTACATGAACATGCCAGATCACTATGCTGGTATGTTTATAAAGTAACTTCCTCACAGCATACTAATGCGATAGCCTTATACCACCACATAAAGAATGAAGTCATTCATAATTTAAAAATAAAAGTATGGTAAAATACTATTATGGCAATTAACTTCCCAGACTCCCCCAGCGTCAGTGACTCATTCACTTCAGGTGACCGCACTTGGGTTTGGAATGGTACGACGTGGAGTAACGATACCGCTGGGAATATTGCTTGGATCGGTGTTAGTCAGCTATAGAAGCAATCGCCTAAATAGTTTGTCCTAGTGTGGTAAAATAGACTAGGAGAAAAATGTCTAACCCATCAAACCTTTATGCAGAAAAAGTCTTTGCAGAGCATCCAACCGCTCTTTGGGCGTTAGACGATCCTGTAGACTACGTGTCTCTAGTCAATGATATCGATAGAGATCTTACAGCCTGGTCTATTTCTGGAGGAACCTCGGAAATTTCTCTAGATACATATAACCAACCACTCCCAGAAAGCCAGACAACTAAAGTCTATGGCGACATCGTTACAGAGTTTTCTTTTGTAGAGTTAATTAGCCCAGATATCATTGACTTAAATGAGCTGAACACCACGCTAGAAACATTTTCAATTGGAACATACTTTAATTCTCAAAGCATTTTTATAGGTCAAGTCCAGATTGGTTATAGGTACTTTGACGCAGCTACAAGTCAGTGGATTCTTAAAGAGGATACTCCGTTAGAACAATTCCCCACAGTAAAAACCATAAACTTAGAGATTAGCAATAACTGGGTATACATTTCAGAAACTTTTACTCCACCTGTAGACAATGGGCTAATACAGATAATTATAAGAATTGGATATCTTCCAGGAGCAACTTCAGCAGAAGAAAACGAGTTCCTTCTTAATGGACTCACTATGGGGCAGTGGGCTGAGGAGTTTTCAGCAGAATCTCTTGGTGTTCAGAAGGTAGCATTTCCATCAAATATTGCACTTACAGCAACAGACGCGGTTAGTGCAGATGCATATGGACTAATAGATACTCCAGGGTACTATCTAATAGATAACAATTCTTTAACTGCCAGGAACACTGGAATTCCAATGATTTATGGATCCGAGAATGTTACGACTCTGTATCCAAATGGCGGCAGCCCATCAGTAATCATCCCTGGGTTTGGATTTCTAAATCAATCTGGACAATATAGAGACTATACCGCAGAAATGTGGCTTAGAATAAATGCGGACACAGATGAATATAGGAAGATTTTTGGACCAATATCTTCAGATGATGGCCTGTACGTAAAAGGCCCGTTTCTTATGCTTAAGATTGGGACAGCCCTAGGATCTCACTTTGTTGGGGAATGGTCAAGGCCAATGCTAGTTCAAATAGAGATGATCAGAGACTCTGCAAGCCTCATCATAAACGGAGAACAAGTGGTGACTCTAGACTTTTTGACTAGTGAGTTAACCCTACCATCAGAATTTAATAACGAAAATAAAAGTCAGGACTGGCTTGGGTTTTATGCCTATGATGATGTCAGTCCAATAGATATAGACTGTGTAGCAATCTACTCATATCAAGTGCCCTCTATAGTCTCAAAACGTAGATGGGTATTTGGGCAGGGTGTAGACTTCCCAGAGAACATAAACACCTCTTACAGTGGAACCTCGGTCGTTATAGACTATCCTTTTGCCGACTATACCAACAACTACAATTATCCAGATATCGGGTCTTGGAATCAGGCATTCATTGACAATGCTCTAACAACGAATGATGAGCTGACTTCTCCAACATACACAACCCCATTGCCTCAATTTTCAACAAAAACGGTAGACTCCTGGTATGAAGACTCTCTCGTAATACAGAATGAACAAGAACCTTTTATAAAACTGATTCCAAATTCAAATTGGGATAATGAGCATGGGCACTTACTATTTAGCGATATAAGTTTTTTACAAGAAACTGCAAGGTCAATATATGCAGTTTTTAAGGAAACCTCTGCTTGGTCAGAAGACCAGGTTTTAATACACATAGTCGATGATCTTAATGGTAACTATTTTGAAGTAGTAAGCAAAGAAACCACCACAGACTATATTCTAAAATATGGTGGTTCAACTCAGACCTTAAGATCAGTAGACAAGGTTTCTTTTGGAGATAAGTTTGTAGCTGGAATAGATGTCAGAAGGTTCTCATCGTCTCTGGGAGGGAACGTAGAAGCATTTTTTGGAAGATCTGTGTCTCTAGACGCATATTTTGGCGGAAGGCCAGACTTTTCTCAAAGCTTCAGCGGTAACATTTATAACATAAACTTTGATACGCCAAGGAATACTACATTCATTTCATCAACATTCGACATAAATGGAGTCGCTACTCAAATTCCAGAAGATCATGATGCAAGCTACTCAGCAGTTCCAGTTGTTAGATTTGGAAAGTATGAGCTAACTTATAAGACTAAGTCCTACTGGGAAGACTACGTTCCACTCACATACCTTGGGCAATACGTGTTAGACGAAAATAACCAACAGTATTATGACATAGACTTTATACAATTAAACATTAACTATCCAGCATCAGCTATTAATGACGATGGCTGCTTCACTCAAAATGATCTGGTAAGAACCTATATCAGCTTTCAGTATCTAGAGTCTGGTGCGAATGCTTCACAGCAGTCTTTCTCTAACACAGTCTGCGCACCCACTAATGGAGTAGTAAAGCCAGGTGCAGAGTGGCTGGAGTCTAAGTATGAAGTAACATCTGGCAACTTAATCTACCCACCAGATAATGTAGATTTTAACAATATTGCCATAGTCGTGCACATCGAGATGAAGACTACAGACTCCACATACGAGCCAATAAGAATAAGAACTTTACAGCTAGCATCTCAGGCATTTAATGACTCATCACCAAACTCAATTGGCACAAGGTTTGGAGTCCCCATCTTTCCCTATAAAAAGTCTGGGGTATATTTTGATTATAAAACTGAAAATCCATATAGCATATATAAGGGCAGCACCCCATATCTATACCTAACTAGAACTAGTGGCATAGAAGTAAAAGGCAGATTTGATGAAAACATAAGCAGAGGCCTGTCTATTCCAATCAACCGCAATCTTGCGGAGAACTATAGAATAATTGCAATGCAAGCTGCAATGAGATATGACCAAGACCTATTCCCAGCAGAGAGAACAGAGCTGTTTGAGGTAGAGAGCAGGAACGTCTACCTAAAATTCTACCTAGAACCTGTTGACTCTGGAAGGAAACGGGCAAGAATCATTGCTGTAAATGCCAGGACAAACTCTATAGAGAACGGAATTGGTTTTTATCTTAACGGAAAGATCGTATCAAACCCAGTCTTATCTGTAAAGCAGTGGGCACTTGTTGGCATAAGCTTTGCAAATATTTTAAACTTAGACAGCTTTGTTGGTGCTATTAGACTAACTGGACCAATGTTGTTCAATACTATATCCCACTATCAGTCAACAAATCTACAGCAAGTTCAGAACACCTCTTTCAGAAACTGGCTAAGAGTAAAATTCCTGGGGACCTCACTATTGGAATGGAACTTCTGGGCTTCTGGATTTAACTGGGATGGCGTGTTAGTTTTGTCTGCTACTAGCTATTATGGTGTAGATCCCAAGAATATCTATAAGACGTATACTGGCACAAACAGGGTAGCTATTGACGATCCAAGACTATTTAGGCTCAGCGGATATGAATATGTGGCTCAAAATGACATTTTATGGTCAACAAGCACCATAACTCCAGTGTAATGTGGTATAATAATGGTATGTCAAAAGAAAAGCCAGATGCTATAGAACAAGCCCTTTCAAAAGCCAAACTAACAGTTGTTGAGCCCACAGGATATGCCTGGGGAGTCTACGTTTGGAAGAAATCAAACGGAAAATGGTTCACTGATGGTAGTGGTAACGTATTAAACATTCCTTCCAACAAGGGTGACCAGAATCAAATTCAAAAACTTAAAGATGCAGCCAAGCATAATGGCGAGCCAGAGGGAGAACCAGTATTTTTCCCAGGTACAGCACGTATTACAGATGAAGAATATTCAGAGCAGATGGATAGAATGAAACAAGGACTTATCCCAAGCATGAATGATCTAGGTGCTGTCATAGCTGCAAAGCAAACATTAGAACAATACGGCGACGAGGAATAATGAGCGACGAGCAAAGAATATTAATTAAGACAGATCAGATTGCTAAAGAAGAGAATATCTTCAAGACTCAAGATCCTTTTAATAAGTCATGGGATGATCTCAAAGCTCTAAATGGACTAGACCAAAATTTTAAGCGCAGGACTACCCGTGTAGTAAAAGCTGCAGGAATAGATGTAAATACTGACGGCTACCTTGATAGCGCCTCTGCGGTTTCTCGTGGTAGAGATGGAGCTAGATCAAAAGAAATTAATCCAGGAGATGTTTATCGTAATGGCTACGGGCTTTTTGATGTAATCACTCCTCCCTGGAATCTTTACGAGCTTGCAAACTTTTACGATACCTCATTCGCTAATCACGCTGCCATTGATGCCAAGGTAGAAAATATTGTAGGCCTAGGATATGACTTTCATGTTTCCGAAAGCACCATGCTAAGGCTTGAGACAGTCATGGACGATACCCAGAGGTCACGAGCCCGTAATAGAATTGAAAGAGCAAAGATTGAAATCAAGGATTGGATCGAGAGTCTGAATGATGATGATTCGCTTACTCATACCATGATGAAGTTTTATACGGACGTTCAGGCAACTGGAAACGGGTATCTGGAAATTGGAAGAACTGTAAATGGAGAAATTGGCTATGTTGGACATATACCAGCAACCACAATGAGAGTTAGAAGGAAGCGAGACGGCTTTGTTCAAATTATTGGAAACAAGGTTGTCTACTTTAGAAACTTTGCTGCTAATAACCCAAACCCAGTTACAGAAGACACAAGGCCAAATGAGATCTTACATTACAAAGAGTACTCTCCTCTGAATACCTTCTATGGAATTCCAGATATCATGTCTGCAATTTCTTCTTTGCAGGGTGATCAGCTTGCATCTCAGTACAACATCGACTTCTTTGCAAATAAAGCGGTGCCACGATATGTCGTAACTCTTAAGGGTGCAAAGCTAACAGAGGAAGCAGAAGACAGACTATTCAGATTCTTGCAAACAAATCTTAAAGGTCAAAGCCACAGAACATTGTACATACCACTTCCTGGAGATACCGAAACTAACAAGGTAGATTTCAAAATGGAACCAATTGAGAATGGTGTCCAAGAAGCATCCTTTAAAGAGTATCGTAAACAGAACAGAGACGACATTCTGATTGCACATCAGGTTCCTCTTTCTAAAATAGGAGGAAGCGATTCCTCCAGTATTGCATCTGCACTTTCACAGGATAGAACATTTAAAGAACAGGTTGCAAGACCTGCCCAGAAGAATCTTGAAAAGATGATGAATAAGATCATAAAAGAGAGAACAGATATTCTAGACTTTAAGTTTAACGAGCTAACCCTAACAGATGAAATTGCTCAATCTCAGATTCTGGAAAGGTATGTTAAGAATCAGATTATGGTTCCTAACGAAGCAAGAGAAGCTCTAGGGCTACCTCAGAGGCCAGACGGAGATGCCCCATTTGTAATGGGTCCTCGACAAGCAGCAGATGCAAGGGCAAACGGAAACCGACAGAGGGATTCCGAAAGATTGAATAATCAATCAGATGGATCTGCTACAATAGAGGGTAGGAATGCTCAAGGGGAAGGAAGATCATCTAATTAAATGTTACAATTCTGTAACTTTTTACAAAAAGATGTATATAATTATAGTGTATGACTATATCTAAGGCTACATGGATGACTGAAGGCGACAATGTTCGCCTCTCAATGCCATTCTCTAAAGTTGATGTGGAGAGACGTATCGTCTCAGGATTTGCCACACTCGACAATGTCGACAAGCAAAATGACATTGTTACTACAGATGCAAGCGTAAACGCTTTTGCTCAGTTCCGTGGGAACATCAGAGAGATGCACCAGCCAACTGCTGTTGGTAAAATGGTTTCCTTCAAAGAAGATAAATATTTTGATACAGAATCTAAGAAGTTCTATTCTGGTGTTTACGTTTCTGCCTATGTATCTAAGGGCGCACAGGACACCTGGGAGAAAGTTCTAGATGGAACCCTCTCAGGCTTTTCTATTGGCGGTAGAATGAACAAATGGGACGATGCCTATGATGAGAAGCTTGAGACAAAGGTTCGTGTCATTAAAGAATACGATCTAGTAGAGCTTTCTCTAGTAGACAATCCAGCAAATCAATTTGCAAGTATCATGTCCATCGAAAAGAATTCATCTGGAGAGACAATAATTAAAGGCGCCGTTGCCGAGACACTTATTGAAAACGTTTTCTGGGACAAGCATTCTGGCTTGGTCCTTTTGTCAGAGAGGGAATCTGAGCTTAGCCCCGAAACAGGTGCGGCTATGGAAAATATAGGTTTCGTTGAAAAAACAGATAACGAAAAAACAGAAATGATAAAGTTCTTAGTTGATAGTGCTAAAGGCATTAATACTTCTAAGATGACCAAGGAGGTAAGTCCTATGACTGAAAAAAACACCGATGCAACTGTCGAAAAGGCAGTTGAAGAAGATGTAGTATCAGACCAGGTCGCACAAGAGGCAGAAGCTGAGAATGAAGGGCTTGCTGTTACTGAAGAGGTTGTAGAGAAGTCTGACGAGGTCCTAGAGACCGAGGAAGTAATCGAAACAGTCGAAGAGGTTGTAGCAGAGACCGTTGAGGTCCAAAAATCAGACTCAGCCAATGAAATCATGACAGCGGTTTCCGATATGAGGGAATCAATGTCATCAGCCTTTAGCGACCTATCATCCATCGTCAAGTCTCTTAACGAGCAAGTTGACGAATTAAAAAAGTCCCTGACAACCGTTAGTGCCGAGGTTGCAGAGTCAAAGCAAGAGTTTGGAAAGAGAATGGGCATTGTGGAAGATGCTACGGCTTTCCGTAAATCTGGCGATCTTGGCGAGATCGTACAGGAAAATGAACCAGAATTGGTTCATAAATCCCTATGGGGCGGACGTTTCCTCAAAACTGCCGACTTATTCAATTAAGTAACAATCACTTAGGAGGTGACAATATGTCGGAAGATATTAAAAAGAACTATCCAGGAGCAGCAGCCAACGAAGTTAATGGCGAAGGTGCATTTGCGTCTGGAGGTATCGGTGGAATAACGAATCCAGGTGCCGACACACTTGGTAATATTCCAACTGCCGAATTTGGTGTAACAACTGGTCCCAATGCCGTAAATCCTTCGGGTGATGCAGGTAGTGGGATTCTTCGTCCAGAACAAGCACGTCGATTTATCGACTATGTTTGGGACGCAACTGTTCTCGCCAAGGACGGTCGTCGCGTAACAATGAGAGCTAACACTATGGAGCTCGAAAAGGTTAACGTTGGCGAGCGTGTTATCCGCGCAGCAAATCAGGGTGACGCTAGCTACACCAATGCTGGAGCAACATTCAGCAAGGTAGAGCTAACCACCAAGAAAATCCGTTTGGACTGGGAAGTCTCAGCTGAAGCCCTCGAAGACAACCTCGAGGGTTCAGCACTTGAGGATCACCTAGTACGTTTGATGACAAATGCATTTGCAAATGACATCGAAGATCTAGCGATCAATGGTGACGGAGCTACGGGTAACTTCCTATCAATCATGGAGGGCTTTGTCAACAGGACAAAGACCAATGGTGACTCACATGAGTACGTTGCTACTGTTACTGACTGGACCCCAGAGGTCCTTCAGGGCATTATCAATTCACTACCACGTAAGTACCGTGCTCTAAAGAGTGGTCTAAAGTTCTACGCAGGAACAGACACATTCCAGAGCATCGCAAAGAGCAACGGAACTCTGACAGATAACATCTGGACTGAGGACTACCGTAATGCTTACCTAGCTGGAACCGATCAGGTTCTTGGCCAGGCTCGCACCACTCGTATTCTAGGTATTCCAGTAATGGAGGTACCTTACTACCCAGATGGCTACGTTGACCTAACATTCCCAAGCAACCGTATTTGGGGATTCCAGCGTGACATCACGGTAAACCGTGAGTACGTTGCCAAGAAGGACACAATCGAATATACTGTATTTGTCCGTTTTGGTATCCAGTGGGAGGAAGAGGACGCTGTTGCATTCGCTGACGCGGCTGCAGATAGCTAATCCTTAACCAAACCTTTTGAGGGGGCTGGGGCATTGTCCCCAGCCCTCTTATTATTATCTGATATAATTACATCAGGAGGAAAACATGCCAAATAAAAAAACAACAAAGCCTGCGCAAGAGTCTACGAACTCTATATCTACCAAAGATTTTGCAAAGAGAACAGTGCCAAAGCCAGTATTGGGAAACATAGATAGTGGTGCGATTGGTACTACAGTTCCAAATAAAGTTGCATCAAAAAGCAACAAAAAAGCACCTGCCAAACCTGTAGCAAAGAAGGTTACAGAAGAAGACAAGGCAGCTATCTATTCCACTAAAAATGTTAGCTGGGAGGGTGTTGGAAAAATCTACCGAGGTTACAATATCGTAACAAAAGAAGATGCCGATAAGTGGCTAACGAGAAACCACACAAGAATGGCAACCCCACAAGAGGTTGCAGAAGAGTTTGGTGTATAGTCAATGGAAATTTTGAGGGTTCAGCCGTATAATACAAATGCAGAAATTACTGTAACAGATGCTTCTACATCCTATACATATACCATAGAAGATATGGCAGATCGCTCAATAACCACAGGCTCAGCCACCTCTGGCGTAGATTCAAAAATATCAATACCGCTATCTTCTAGGTATGATAATCAGTACCTGATTACTGTAGATAATAGAGAAGTCTTCGCAGATGTAGTCAGGCCATATGTAGACCCAAATGTCAAGGGTACAACAGCTTCAGAGATTACAGAGTATTCTCGTAATGAAGAAGTTGCAAGAGCAGTAATTGACTCAGTAATAAGTCAAGGATTTTATTATCAGAAAAAGACAATAGAGATTACTGGCACTGGTGCAGACTACATACCCTTTTGGCAGGATGTTCGTAAGATCCTAAAGGTATACGAAAACAATGTCCTGGTTTATGATGCAGCTTCTCCAGAGCTATATGCTAGATCATTTGAGATCAGCCCTGATTCTACAGCAATGATAGAGTCAGCACCTGGATTAATAAATCGTTCTGAGTCATCACCTTTAGTATTGCCAGCGGGTGCTTCAGACTGGCTAGATGCCAAGTACGAGTTTAGAGGATTCCCAAAAACCTTTGACTATGTTCTGGTACTAGAGATTGGCAACATCGAGGTACCATCAGATATTGTTAGAGCCGCAGAGTTCTTGATAGATGACATAAGCTGTGGAAAGCTAGACTATTCTTCTAGGTATGTTTCAGAATACAATACCGATCAGTTTAAATTAAAGTTTGACAAGCGAGTGTTTGAAGGAACGGGGAACATCGTAGTAGATAAGATACTTTCTAAGTATGCTAAATCTATTAGAACACTAGGAGTCCTATAGTGGCTGACTGCAACACTAACGATTTTATGTTCCCTATGAACGCTGACATATATTACCCAATGGTAGAACAGGGTCCTTACGGAAACGTAAAGAAGCAGTGGATACTTGATAGAACTGTCGTATGCAACCTTACCCCAGGGGGCACAGCTCTAAAGGAAGACCTTAGGCCAGAAGTTAAGATAATTCAAGATAGCATAATCATGGGAAGAGTAAAGCAAGATGTTCGCTTTTCAACACGAAATAGTGCAAATTCAATAACTAATGTTTTAATTACAAATATTACAGACAAGAACTGTAATGAGATTTATATTGAGACAACTGGCCCAAGGGCTGGAAAGTCTACACTATTTGAAATAGCCACCCAAGAGCCTTACCCTGGACCATTCGGCGGAATAGAGTTCTACAAGCTTGTCCTTAGGCGCTCAGAGAATCAGGCAGTAGACTTATAATGATAAAAGTAACAGCTGACACATCAAGCTTTATGAAAGAAGTAAACAACGTCCTGCAATACTCTATAGGGTTTTTCGAGGGAGTAAATAAAGCAGAGCCAGTCTTATTAAATAATCTAGGAAAAGCAGCGATAGAAATGCTAAAAGAGTTTATTGACTCTAATGCTAGAGTTAATCCAGAAGCGCTACATCACATGTATGAGTGGCATGAGACTGGAAGCCCTTCAGCTAGACTTTTTGACATAGACTATGTAGTGTCTGGAACTGGCATATCATTCAGCTCAAGCTTCAGACAGTCAACATCCGTAAAGAATGGATCAACCACCGCATTTTACGATAAAGCAAGGATTATGGAACAGGGGCTTCCCGTGACCATCGTACCAAAAGCAGCAGAAGTTCTGGTATTTGAAAAAGACGGAGAGACTGTATTCACAAGGGGCCCAGTCACTGTAACTGAGCCTGGCGGGGCAGCTGTTAATCGTTCTTACGAAAAAACTTTGGACCTCTTTTTTCAAAACTACTTCTCTCAAGCATTTTTAAAGTCAAGCGGTATAATGGATTACTTAAAGAATCCAACAGCATATAGAACAAACCTACAAGCGGGTAAAAGATCTGGAAAGTCAAAGGGCATCGAGGTAGGCTATAATTGGATGGCAAACACAGGAGTTGATTTTTAATGGCTATAGTCTATGGCTCAACGCTAAATACACCAGTTTTATGGATAAACAATTATCTACAAGAAAAGCTTGGTGAGAATGTTGGAATAGGAATTCCCTTTTTCCCAAGCATGCCAGCAAATATTGATGACCTTACTGAGAGGTGGGTAGTCGTTTCGCCAAACGAAAGATACGGATACGCTGGAGTTATGGCAACTTGGGATAGAATGTTTAGGCGCAGACCAAAAGCTTTCCCACACATAAAAACAGAGCAGACTATATATTATTTTTATGCAACTGAAGAGAATGCAACAGAGCTAATGGTTCAGACACAAGAGCAAGTCTACAGGCTTATGGATCGAGAAGATGAGACTGCGGAAGAGATAAACCGTTGGGCTAGGCAAAAAACATCTGCTGGCGGCATCCCGATAAACAATCTAGACTCTGTTCCAGCAGAATTCTTTTTCCATAGCTTTAAGATTTATCAGCTAGAAGAAGTTAGAGACATAATAGACTTTGGGACTGCCAGGACTTATGGTGGAAACAAGATAATCATAGAATTTAACTATCATCAAATGAGCGCCAGGACATTGGAAAGAGTATCTGACAGTACTCAAATACAAATTCCAGATGGTCCACTAAAAAATACCCCATAACCTGTTATAACAAAAGGCTGATATAATTGTCTTGAGGAAACACGCCTATTTATCTATAGAAAAAGAGGTGAACAAATATGGCATATTCACGTGGTACAAGTGCTAACATCATTGTTGGTGCAGCAGCACTGTTTACATATGACCCATCAGCTGGAGCTTCCGAGCTTACAGAGGCTGATCTGCCAGCTTACGTTCCTGGAACATCGTTTAAGGACACATTGTCCGATGACACAGATTTCCGCAACGTAGGTTACACAATGAACGGTCTTGAGATCGTCTTCCAACCTGACTTCGGTGAGGTTCAGGTAGACCAGCTTCTTGACGTTGCAAAGCTATACAAGCAGGGTATGCAGGTTAACCTGAACACTGCTTTTGCTGAATCAACTCTAGAGAATCTATTGTTCTCTATTGCTGGTCAGGACTCCAACCTAACCGTCGCAGCTGGAAACCCAACCCTTAACCTGACCGCAGGTGACATCGGTGAGTGCCCAGTTGAGCGTGGTATGGTTGCAGTTGGACCAGGCACAGGAGACTGTGCTATTGGTGATGAGC